AAAATCATTATCTAAACCTTGAATAGTAATTGTTCGAGCACCATCATTACCAGCGCCATCATCACTACTTGCGCTATATGCATAAACTGTACTATCAGAATCAATATCAAGATAGCTATAAATTCCGCCGTGCATCCAAATAGTTTCTGGCACGTTTCCTACGCTTGGGTTTCTACCAAACTTATGAATACTTGACCATCCGTCAACTTCGCCCGCAGCAATAGTAATATTAGACGCAACTCCAAATGAGTTGATTACGTTACCATCTTTATCTGAAAGCATAACAACTTCATGAATTTTATTATTATTATCAAGATATTTATCTGATTGGGTCGTGTATTGTGCCATACTTTATTCCTATTTATTGCCAATATTATATTTAGGGCAAAGTTCCCATTGATTTTTATCTTTATATGAAATTACTTTAATTTGACGCAATGGCGCAATATCAAGTTCTTCTTTTTTTACAAAATTAACCAATCCCCAATCAGATAATAATGTTACGATAGTATTTCTACGCGCAATATCATTACTTTCTAAATTTGCTTTCTTACCATCTAACATAAACAATTCTTTAAAATGCACAATGAAGTATCTACCTTGTTTATGCAATATATGGCATGATTGAAATAGTTTTTTTTCTTTACGAGAAGCAACGCCAATACGAGTTAATGTTTCACGAACCTTAAGAAAATCATCAGGTTCGTTAATTGTAATTTCCAGCATATGTTCTGGAGACCATTCAACAATATCATTTTCTTTTTCCACCTTTACTCACCTTTTCTTTTATAGTTTTTATTTGGTCAGCGGATAGAAGAGAAAGAACTTGTTTTGCTTTTTGATTACTATAACCATAATATTCTTTAATCGCTCCAATATCATTATCTGACTCAGGTTTATTCCATTTCGAAAATCTTTTACGTTTTCTAATAGTATTTATAAGAAATGAGAATTGAAGCTTTTTATCTAAATGGTGGTATTGATTTACTAGATTTGCAAGAGCCACAGTATCATAAAAGTAGCTAAGACCACGATTAACCATAAAAGAGTTATATGATTTTTCGCACTCTTCGGTAATCATAATATCTTGTTTTGTGTCATTAATAGCTTTTAAATAATCAAAGTGGTTCATAGGTAACCTATCACTGTTTGCATTCGCATAACATCCATAACAATATCATGACGAGGATCATGATGTACAAACTTTTCTTTTAGTCCTTCAGGAATAAATTTATTGTCAATGCCAGATCCCCACAATAAGCCATCTAACATTGAACGAGTATCCCGAATAGACCACCAAGGATATGGTACACCTTTTCCAAACGAATGTACAATACTTTCAAAAATAATAGGATCAAAACCATTGCCACGGGTGTAGACCTTTTTAATATCCATATTTTTTGTATAGTCCACAAAAAACTGCCAAAGGTCTTCAATTGATTTATCTTTAGGTGATGGTTTAATTAATTTCTTAGCAGATTCGCCTTGAGAGTTCCACCACTTAACTGTTTCTATATCAACAACACGTTTATGCTTATGAACTTGTTCTTTTACATCAAACTTAATATAAGCAGTTTGTTCTAGTAATTCTTCATATGTGTATGGATTAGATTCATAGCGATTTTCATCGAATTTAAGTGCTGCCATTGAAATCGCGGCACCGGTTGCAGGAACGCCGCTAAGGGTTTCAAAATCATATATTACGCAATTCATTTAAAATTTACCTGTGCCATAATTTCTGTCATCATGGCTACCATATTTAATTCATGATCCGCCACAAAAGCATTTTTATATTGATATTCAGCTAATATTAATACAAGCTGAGGAACTGATTGAGGAGCTACAAATTCATTTATGTTATCATACAACTGGCGAATAATAGCTTGTGGCTCAACATCCATATTATTTACAACCCACTGGCGCATTTTCTTAAAGTTTTTTTCTTTTAGATGAGACACTAGGCCATTAATATTATTATTACCAGACCCACTATTGTTCCCATTAATAGGAAGACCACTTGCAGCAGCGCGCTGGCATTCATTTAGTACTCGCCGCCAGTCAGGCGCGTGCTTCATAATAATATCAGCTAGACCTTGACTAGTAAACGATACCTCTTCTTTATAAAGAATATCAGCCGCTCGGTCCATAAACTGACCGCATAAGTCTGCCATATCTTTTTTAGACGTATTAAATTCATATACACCACACCGCGAGTGAAGCGGATCAATGATTCGGTTCTTGAAGTTGCAGGTGAGAATAAAGCGGCAACTATTCGAGAACTCTTCGATGAATCCGCGTAATGCTGGTTGCGTCGATTGTGGATTGAGGTAGTCAGCCTCGTCCAAGATACATACCTTACTTCCTCCAGACAAAGAGACTGTTGAAGCAAACTGTTTGATTTTTCCTCTGAGTGTATCAATATTACCTTCTTCTGAACCGTTAATAACAATATAATCTGCACCTATTTCATTGCATAATGCTTTAGCTACAGTAGTCTTACCTAAGCCGGCAGTTCCGGCGAACATCATGTTTTGAAGCTCCCCGGAATCTACCATTTTCTGAAACGTGTCTTTTAAAGACTTAGGCAAAATTGTTTCAGAAATAGTTTTTGGGCGATATTTCTCGACCCATAAAAATTCAGACATTCACGTACTCCATAATATAATAATGTCTATTATAATCTATAAACCAATAATTGTAAACTAGTCTTCTTCAGAAGCTTCCATTTGAGCTTGGTTTTCACATATTTGCATAATTTGAATACATTGATCCCGCAGCTGGCCAATTGAACTAAGCTCTTCGCCACGGAATCCACCGCGTTGAACAACAGCATCAATAACAGCTACAGTACTACGAGACGCTCTACCTGCAAGTTGATAAATTTGAATTTCTTCAGACATATGTTTTCTCCTATTTGTATGTCGATGTTTTTTCTAAAGCAACCCAATATTTTAGATCAGTATTTTCTTCATCTAAAGTAAATTGCGAAATAAGTTTAGATGAAATAGCAACATTATAATTACCAGGAATCATCTGTAAATTTTTGATATTAAGTATAAAATTGTAGTCGCCAGATGATTCACCTGGAACATCGATAGAGTACGTATTCGATGTGGCATTATCAATATTGACAACAGATAAAGTAATTACTCCATCACCAGGAGTAATAGACAATTGATCGTGGCCAAGAGCTGAGGAAGCTTTTTTAACACGACCAAGAGTTTCTTGGTCCAGATAGAATTTAACATCTCCATCTGGCATAGAAATTGGTTTAGTTGGAGACGTAAGAATATCAGTGTCTGACATAAAGTATTTGATTTTAGAACGACCAGATGTGTCACTAACTGTCATAAACTTTTCTTCTAATTTAATATTAGAAGTATCAAACAAATTCAATACAGATAGGAACTCTGATAAATCATATATGCCAACAGTACGATCAAACGTCTCTGGAACAGATGCCTGAGCCAATACATTTTTAGCTTCAGACATAGTCATAATAGAATTACCTTCACGGATCACCAAGTTAGGATTGATGCCTGAATAGTTTTTCAATAAGTTCATAGTAAAAGTGGATAATTCCATTTTAGTTTCCTTTTAATTTACTAAAGTTTTTTTCTTTATGGAATTCCAATTTATTTTGGAATTTACCATCAAGAATATCGCCTTTGTGACTAATCACAAACACATTTGTGTCATCTCCAAGTGTATCAATAATCTTCATTAGATTATCTACACCTTCATAGTCCAGAGATGAATCGAATGTTTCGTCTAGTACCAATAAGTTAGTTGATACTGAGTTCTTCATCTTAGCAATATGGCGCCAAGTAAAGAGTAATGCTAAGTCAATACGTTGCTTTTCACCTTCAGAAAACGAATCATAAGAGAAATTATCTCTATGACGGGAACGAATTGTTTCAGAAAATGCTTCGTCAAGATTGAATGAGACGAAGAAGTCAAGCACTTGTAAATATTGATTGACTAGGTTATTTATAACAGGTAAATACTGTTTTATAATTTTTGTTTTAATTCCTGTATCTTTTAGCATCTCTAAGATAACAGTATTATAAGACATTGATTCGTTATTCTCTAAACGAGATTCAAATAAATTATCTAATTCTGATTTTAGTATATCTAAGTCTAATTGAGATTTAGCTACATCACCATCATTCCCGCGTATCTTTGATATGGCATCGGTAAGATTTTTAATCTGTCCTTGCAACCGTACGATTTCTCTATTGTTAGAAGATATAAGTGCGGTTTGGGTTCTGATCTCATTTGAGGTGTCATTAAGCCTGTCAATATTCGATTCCACAATAGTAGATTGCTCAGCGACATTGTCCAAAGCTTTTTGTATTTCGGATGCTTTAACTTTGGCGGTGGAAAGTTTCTCTTCTCGTAGGTCTGCACTAATATCTTGGGAACATGAGGGGCATGTTTCATTCTCCTCATAGAACTTCGAATCCTTGACAAGGGTGCGGATTTTTTGGTTGAACTCTGCACTGTAGTGGAGAAGCGATTGCTTTTTATTGTGGTTCTCTTTAAGCCCTTCTTCAAGACCTTCCGAGAGCTTTTCAATGGCTTCGGACGCGGTACTATTTTCGTGCTGTAAGTCTGAAACCGATTCTTCTGAGAGAAAGATTTCGTTTTCTTTTTCTTCAATTTGGTCATTACTTAATGCTTTCACTTCTCGAATATACTTGGCCTGTAGATCGATTTTTTCTTTAGTCAGCTCATAATTGTATTCAATTTGATTAGCTTTATCTTTCAATAAGCTATTCTTTTCTTTTAAAAGCTGATTCATCTTAGAAAAGACATTAATGTCCAGAAGATCCTCGATAACATCCCGTCGATGTTGAGCCGGTAGCTGCATAAAAGGAATGAAGGAGGATGAGCCCAGCACTACAATCTGATGGAAGCTTTTATGATTAAGCTTTAAAATGTTTTGCTCAAGGATCTTCTGGTACTCTTTGGAATGAGAGGACTGATTAATCATAATCCCATCTTTCCATATCTCAAATATATTTGGCTTGATGCCACGTACTACTTTTAATGATGAACCTAATACACTAAATTCTACTTCAACAAGACAAGACTTATTGTTAATAGAATTTACAAGTTGAGGCTTAGAAATATTACGATGTGCCTTGCCAAATAATGCAAATGCTAGTGCATCAAGCACTGTGGACTTCCCTGCGCCATTGTGGCCTACAACCAAAGTAGTTTTGTAGGTAGTAAAGTCAACTTCAGTAAAAGAATTACCAGTGGATAAAAAGTTTTTCCATCGCAGTTTTTTAAATTTTATCATGCAATCTCAAGAGTCTGTGCTTCAATCATAAGTTCGTGCATTCGTGTTTTGATACGATCTTTATCTAATTCAGTATCAACACCATCTACATAAGAATTTAAAAGCGTAGACGTATCCTCCAATGATATAGTGTTATCTTCAACATTAGATCCAATAAACTCGCTGAAGTTCTCAGCAATCTTAAGTTCATGAATCTTTCTTGATTGTATTCTATCAACAAATCGATCAAATGTAAACTGGTCTTGTTTATTAATTACAACTATTTTTACAAATTTATTATCAACTACGTTTAAATCATAATCCATATACTCATGCTTACTATCATCATAATAGATACGATGATAAAGAGTATGAGGATTCCTAATTGCATGCAATCCTCTTGTAGTTGTGTCCAACACGTGGAAAAATTTGTTGTCATGCGCGTCATTCCAGTAAAACTCCATTTGTGAGCCAAGGTAATGAATATTGTCTTGGCTAGATTTAGTATGAAAATGACCTGATAAAACCATTTCAAATCTGTTAAACAAACTTGGATTAAGCCCATGCTCGCATTTAATACCTTTGATCATTTCATAACCAATAATATCAAAATGACCGCCAACTATATCGGCTTTACAGTTATTAATAAAATCAATAGATTCTTTTTCATTTTCAGCGCAAATCCAAGGGATAAGCGCCATATTTAATTCGCCATATTGCATAACGGTTGGCTTATGTACGATATGGACCTCATTCATATAATGTCCAAGTAATTCTTTTAAACTATTAAGGTCATTTGTATTTTTATAGTAAGTGTCATGATTACCACAGATAATATCCATAGTTATCCCGTTCTCTCTCAGCGGTTTAAGAAAGTGATCCCGGTTACGGTTAAGAGCACGGAAGTTGACAAACTTCCGGTTATCGTAGTAATCACCAAGATGGACAATATGCTTAATATTATGTTCCAAAAGATAAGGAAAGAATACATCGCTATAAAATTTCTCTGCATTATCGAGAAATACGTCAGAGCTATTGCGAATACCACAGTGAGTGTCATTAAGAATTGCTACCTTCATTCTAAAAAACTGCTTAGATCAGAGTCAACTTTTACAATACGTTTTTTTCTATTTTTTTCTTGTTTTACATACGCTTTTAATTCTGTATCTTTTTCTTTTATTTTATCAATGCGATCTTTTAGCGTATCAATAAACGCATTAATTACGCTACCAGCAGCTGCGTCATGTAAACCATCACCAATTACATATTGCTCAATACCACTTTCAGATAAGTATTTAAGTTTGATATCTTGTTGTTTCTTTTCTTTAGCAATGCGCCGTAAAAAAGCATACCAAGAGATTTGAGTAAAATATGCGAATGCGTTTGGATTTCCTGATCTTGTTGCTGCATCTATATTATAGTTTTCAACTGCTTTAAGACAATTCTCAACTGCATCCATTACCATTTCTTCGCGATATGTATAGCGAATAAAGTTTGACTTGTGAGACAAGCCTTCAGCAATTTTTAAAAAACATTGAGCAATGTAATCAGGAACTTTTGGTAAAGGGTCATCAGTTTCTTTACATTCTTTTACGTGTTTACAATACTCAACAATAGCTGTTGAAAACTCTCTGTTATTTACGTAATGTATGCTTTTCTTTTTTGCCATAATATATTCCTTAAATTCTATTCAATTATAGACGGATATGCTGAAAATGTACACAACTTTTTTTAAAAAATTAAAACTTTTTTTTTAACAGCTGCTCATTTTAGGGGTTTACAATCCTGCAAATTAGTGTATAATAAATCTACAGGATTTTTGGTGTGGGTGGATATACTAATGTATTTTACGATTATTTGGGAAAGTAATCACATTTGGATCTGAGGAATCATCTAAATCCATACCATCTAAAAAATCTTTTAATTGCTTAAATCTATCGTCTAAATCTAATTCTTTGTCTAACTCTTCGTCTGGGATTTCATTGTTTTTAATTGCAATTTTATATTGTTTTACCATTTCTGAAGAAGGTAAACCTGACATAAGTATTTGATCAGAGTTTAGACTTAGAACATGGTGAGGTCCCACTTGAAAAGACATATATGGTCTAATAGCGTAATATCTTGCGTTTAATTGTTCATTTTCCCATTTACGGACTTCAAAGCAATGTCGAACAATAAGCTCAGCATTTTCCGCGTCATCCCATTCTATAACTTCACATAACAACTCGTCACCTGAAGATAGTTTAAATTGTCTTATACTATCTAGTTTCATATATTAACCTTAATGATTTTATATTTAAATTGTTCTTTTCCATAAATTTTTACGCGTTCTGCTGAATGTAATAGTGTATAGTTTTGTTGCGATTTCCAATGTAAGTCGTCTGCTACATCGTAAAGTGTCGTGATTCTACCATCATCAGATTTTCTAAGTCCTCGTCCAATTGATTGCAAAACTTTGATTTGCGATTTTGATGGTGAAGCAAAAACAATATTATGAAGATTGCGAATATTAATACCAGTACTAAAAGTTCCTAAAGAGGCGACGATAATTGCATTTTTTTGACCTTCTACAATTTTTCGTATAGCTTCACGATCTCCAGTTGCAACTTCGCCACTCACAAAAAATACTTTTCTATTTTCATTTACTTTACTATTTATCAACTCAAATAATGGCTTTCCATGAGCGTCCACACGATTAAATAAGATGAGAGTATTTCCTTCAGCGTCCAGAGCCAAATTAGAAATAAGACGATTTCTAGCTTCATGTCCAATAATAAAGTCAATTTCTTCTTGATACGTTTTCTTTCCAAAGTTTTTTCTTACCTCTTCTGAATAATTTAATAAAAGAACTTTAATATCTAATGGCGCTAAAGTATTATTGTCTTGCAACTTTTTAGTCGTTGTAACCTTATAGACTGGACCAAACAATCCCTCTAGAACCAGTCTGTGTGTTTGAGTACCATCTAAAGTACCGGTTAGACCAAAACGATATTTAGCTTCTGTTGCCTTATTCATAATTGATGATAGCGACTTTGATTTAAAGCCATGGCATTCGTCGCCAATTACCATACCAAATTGACTAAACCACTTTTTTTGTAATTTATATATTGATTGCCAAGTACTAATAATAATACGTTTATTTGTTGTTTTATCTTTACCAGAATATATTCTATGCAAGTCTTCTGGCTTGTAACCATAATCTATAAAGTCTTGATGCATCTGCTCTACAAGAGAAGTTGTGGGCACAATAACTAATACTTTATTGTTATTAGAAAAATGCCTCAACCAGTATTGCATTATAAGATAAATAATAAATGATTTTCCAGATCCAGTAGGAGATAATAAAATTGCTCGAGTTCTTTTTAGGGCTTTTTCAATCGCATCGTATTGATAGTCTCGAGGTTGAAATGGAAGCGCTTCGTCAGCTAGTAAATCAGACATATATTGAAGAGGTTGTTCAGCCGGAAAAGGAAATCCATACTGATGAGACTCTTCTGTGTCTACAGAATAAGATCGCTCAGTTGCAAACTTTAACAAATAAACATATAGCCCAGCGCCAAGCTCACCAGTCATGCTATTAAATAAACGTATTTTACCATCCCAAACTTTATTTTTATAAGCAGGCATGAACTTATAGCCAGGAACATAGAATGAAAAATATTCTGATAGCTCTTGGGCAATCCCACGGCTACAATCTATATTCATCATACTGTAATTGTCAAGTTTTACGGATATTTTTTCCATTTATCCACCGGCTTCAAACTGCTTCCATCTTATAATATTGCCAATAGTTTGGTGGCGCCATTTCAAAGAATCAACAATCTCTGTTAATGTTTCAATTATTGTTTTGTAATATTGAATTTTTTCTTCAGATCTACTAATTTCAGGATCACTGTCATAATAATAGTCCATTTCTCCTTTCATAATTTTTAAACCATTTAATGGATCTGGATCCCACCCAAGATCTTCAATTGTTTTTTGGTCCATTTTGCCATTATACCAAAGCCATTTTTGTTTAAGCAAAACCTTTTGTTGTAGCTCAGTACGTTTTAAAGAAAGCTTGGCATGACTTAGTAATTGTAAATATTTTGCGTGAAGTTTTGGAGTATTTCTAGAAGTTTCGTCAAGACTTACTTTATCAATTACGCACTCTTTAGACCATTGGTCTAGTATATCTTCTAAATTCATAATAAAACATCCTAAAATTATTCAAGTTCAAAATACGAAAATCTAAATGTTACTGGATATGTAATCACTGATTCTCCACCGGCAATTGCTTCAAATTGGATATTGCCTAATCCTGTCGGTACACAATCTATATATTTAATTTTTCTAGTTTGATTATTATGGCTAGATAAAATAACTAACGATATATCAGCATATGTTGGAGGCACATCTTCAGTTCTATCTAAAGGCGCTCGGTTTTTATGCTCTACAAGTCTATTTACCCAATTGTACATTTCAACATATGAGTTTAAATTCTCATCTAAAATAATCATTGCGGTTAATTCGCCAAACGTTAACTTATCGCCTGCAACTGGAATATTACTAACTCTTTGATAGAATGTATCTGCAGCCTGGACTGTTAAATCCGGATGCATTACAGTTTGAGCAAAAAACTCTAAGTTTTTAAAGTTTTTTCTATCTATAACTAATTTAAATGCGTTAGGTTGTAGTAAGTTTATATTATTTAGTGTACTGTTATAACTAGTATCACTTACATCAACCGAAACTGAAGGGTTTAATTCTGGCATAAATAACTCCAAGGTTTGTTATATTTATATGAGGAAAAAATGGAAAATTTTATTCGAATTCATCAAGTAGAAGATGAAAATTTATGCAAAGACATTATAAATGTCTTTGAATCAGAACCACACCAAGATTATAAATGTCATGGTATGTCAGGCGGAGTTATTCAATCGAATGTAAAGACTAGCACAGACGAACAATTCTGTAAAAGAAATTATGGAAGAATTTTTTCTAGATATGTTAAGCATCTAACTACTCATGTTGCTAACTATATGGCCGAATTTGGTATGCCTAATTTAGGTATACAAAATATACAAGTTCAAAAATATCTTCCTGGAGAAGGATTTAAAAAATATCATTATGAAAGAGATGTTGCTAATCCGGCTAGAACACTTACATTCATGACATATTTAAACGATGTAAAAAATGCTGGAACAGATTTTAGATTACAGAATTTAACAACTGAAGCAAAAAAAGGTCAAACTGTAATATGGCCTTGTGAATTTACACATCCTCATGCAGGAATCATTTCAGAAACAGATACAAAATACATAATTACAGGATGGTATTCCTATATTGAACCTATTGAAGGTGTCATGAACGTTGGTGATAAGTCTTATGATCGCGTTTGGGCTATAGGGGAAGACTACCCTTGTCCAGAATCTCATATATACCTTATGCCAAAAGATCACGATCCTAAATATGATTTAGACATTCCATATGCTAATTTTATTAATAGCCAAGCTGTAGACTATGCTGATGGATCTATTTATCATCACCCAAATTATGATGAAATGATAACTGATATAAAAAAAAGGAGCGCCTAAGCGCTCCAGTTGTAAAAATAAAATAGATTGGCGGGGTTTAATCCCCGCCTTTTTTTTATATTTTTTATGTTTGTAGAATGTTGTCCACACGGAAGATTCTGTAGTATTGGTTCTGACGAGCATTACCCAAACCATTGTTTGAAATCGCACCTGGAACGAATGGGTTTGCAGCCATGCCGTAACGAGTTTTGAAGCCAATTTTTGGTTGGAAATCGTTTTCACCAACTGCACGTACCATTGTTAGTGGAACGTATGGGCAATAGAACACACCAGCATCATATGGGTTTGCACCTTTGTAACCAACTGTAATATAGTCAGTTGTCGCATATGGGTCGATGTATACTTTCATCCGGCCATTAATAACACCAGCAAATGTATTGCCTGTGTCGTCAACGTTCAAGTTAGTTGACAATGCTGGAGCATAATCCAAAGCACCTGCAGCAGCCAAAGCTGAAGCAACGTCGGACGAACAGATGATGAAGTTACCTTTACCGCGACGTGTGTCTTTTGCGATTTGGTTTGCTTCACGATCTAGTTGGACCAACAGACCTTTGAATTTTTCAACTGACCAGCGGCCATCGGCGTCTGTTGACAGATCGAAGATACCGTTGATTGCTGTGTTTTCTGTGCCTGCACCAGTTTTTGCTTGTGAGTTGATTGTACGTACAACTTCACGGTTGATTTCAGCCAAGATCTCTGTTGACAGAATGTTTGACAATTCTGTCTCAGCGTCCAAACCGTGGATCGCTTTAAGGTCTTGTGCCAGTTCCAAGCTGTATTCTGCTTTCAACGCACGTGATTTTGCAGTAACAGTTTGCTTTTCAATGGTGAAGCCCATGTTGCGGAATGCACCTGAAAGTTCTGCATTAGCAGTTGACATACCATCGCCAAATGTTGGGTTAGTACCACGGTCATTGTCGATAGATGAGTCTGAGTTAGAGTCTGTCAAACCACCAAGGCCAGATGGATCTGAGCTTTGTGTATCTGAAGAGTCGCCAGCAAATGTAGTATCTGCTTCGTTGAATAGCGCTTCAGCTGCGCCAGTTGTACCTGATGTGTAGCGTGATTTCATTGCGAAAATCAAGCCTGTTGGGCCAGCCATTGGCTGAACGCCACATACGTCATATGCCATCATATTTGGCATAGAACGGCGAACCAACGAAATAAGGACTGGGTCCCAATTTGCTACAGAAGAGTTACCTACAGATGATGCGGGTGCTTCTGCCAAAAAGTTTTGTTGTGCACGTTCTTCGCGAAGTGCTTTTTCTGTGTTCTCCAGAACGACAGCGGTAACTGCTCGCTTATGCGAGTCCTTGATTTCACCAGCTGCTGATTCGTTCAATACTGGAGACCATTTCTCTACGAGACGATCATAAGTTTCCATAATAGGATCTCCTACTTACTTTTGTGATTTACGGATTGCTTGGATATACTGGGCCATTGTATCTGATACATCTTCAGAAAGTGTTTCATCTTCTTCTGTATCTTCACTAATTACTGACTCAGCTGTTTGTTTTTTGAAATATGACTCTTTGACGGTTGCCACTTTTGATTCAAAAGTTTCTTCGTCTACAAAGTCCATATCTTCTACTAATGACTTAAGCTTTGCAACTTGAGTTTCTGCTAGATCTTTGGAAGCTTCGCGAATAATCGCTTCACGCTTATATGTTTCTAGCTCTTCTGCAAGTGCCATAGTTTTTGCTACTGCGTCATTGAATTGCTCTTCAAGCTCTTCATTGTCTGCAGATAGCTCGTCAATTAGGTCAACTTTGGAATCTGGAACTTCAACATAAGATTCTACAAATAAGTCTTTCAACTTATCCATAAAGCCCTCTGCGATCTCTGTGCGTAGGCCAGATTGAATCGCAAGTTTGTTTTCTTCCATCCAGTTCTCAACAACATAGTTGAGGTAGCTGTCAACTTTCTCTACAAGGTCGCCCTTGATAGAAGCAACTTCTTCGTCTAGCTGAGTGCTATACTCAGATTCTAGGCGATTAATTTCTTCAGAAAGTTTTGATTTTACTGCTGCTTCAAAGATTACAGCTGTTTTGGCTTTAAACTCTTCAGAAAGAGTTGCCTCAGATTCCACCAAAGCATTTAAGTCTTCACTAAAGTCTCTATTAAATTCAATAGACTCGGCTTGTGCGGCGGCTGCTTTTGTTGCTGCAGGGATTACTGCTTTTTCGCCACCGTCTTTATCTCCCTTACGCTTTTTAGCTTTAGGGCCTTTTTCTTCGGCAGCATCTACAGAGGCAATAGATTGTGCTTCTGCATTTTTTGGATCATGAGCTTCTTCGATTTCCTCGTCGAGCTCTACATCCTGGTCTTGTACTTGATCAGTCATGTTTGACACTCCTAATTATGATCTTTTCAACAACGAGAGGAAATTCTTAAACTCACGAGTCTGAACTTCGTAAAGATCAGAACGTGGAGCTGTTTTAATTTCAGTCTCCATTTTATCAATTACTTGAGCTTCAATGATTCCATTATTCCAAACCCATTCTACACCTTCCATTATTCCATTAACAAAAGCTGTTGGTGCAGATGGATCTTGTACGATATCAACCGTATTAAGAATAAAGTCATCCTTGACGTACATAGTTCCGTTACGTTGCTCAAGGCTACCCATACCACGAGTTGAGACACCAAGTTGAACACCACCTTCAAGCAAACCTTTTACAATGTTTCCCATTGGAGTATCCAATATTTGTGCCTTACCCACAACATCATTACCATTCCATTCTAGTTTGGTAATAAGGTGGGATACTTTATCTAAGTTTACTGTCGGTCCATCTGGATGGTTTAACTCACCAACCGCGCGCTTAGTATTAATTTGTTCTGTAACATATTTTCCTACGGCTTTCTCCATGATTGCCTTAGGGTAAATGCGTCCATTTCGGTTTTTCTGTTCTGACTGCATAAAAATGCCTTCAATAAAGTGATTTTTGCCGCCGCCATCTTTGGCTTCAACAATGCACTCTAAACTTTGGTCATTATATTCTGCAATCAGCTTCATGTTTTTAACCTTTATACTGTTTGACGAATTCTTTCGCCATTTTTATAGCTTCAGCTTCTGACTTATATTTATCTAGCCTGTCGCCATCAATAAAAACATCGTATACATTTTTGTTCTTTTTGATTTCAACCGGTATCCGCCCGATTTTCATTTTTTTAGAACTTTCACGTATTTGATTAAATGTTTTCATTTTATATACTTTCGTTTGATTTTATTTATAACATTTCAAATTTGTAAAATAAATTTATTCTTTATATCCTAAACGTATCATCTCAGCTTGAATCTTACCTTCTTGATTCATATCCTGAATTTTTTGAAAATCTTCTTCAACATTAGTTTCTTCTTCTTCGTCATCAGATTCAAAATCAGTTTCTTCTTCTTCGTCATCAGATTCAAAATCTTCATCTTCTAAGTCAAGTTCAAGTTGTTCTTCTTCGCCATTAAAAACTTGCCCAGCTACTTCAATTTTCGCTTGATCTAAAGCGTCAGTCATTCTTTGGCCAATTAATTCTTGGAATATATCATTTGCAGCATTAAAGTCTTGGTTTGCTGCGTGCCCAATCATTGTTTCAATATCACTCATTTTTATCTCCTTGAGGTGCTGGATTTATATGATCGTCGTCGTGACCAATTTCTCCAGATTTTAATTCATCATCAATCTGACTACGCATTTGTTTAATATCATCGTCATCAAAATGAAGTACGTTTTTCATAACCCATTCTTTTGAATAGAACTCGCCAACATACTGTTGCATAATATCTAATGTTTGTAGACGTTCTCTTAAAATTTCGGCATCTTTTAATTCCGAAAAATGATTATCTCTAATATAGTCAACAAGAATATCATTTGACCATTCGTTCCAATCCTCTTCGGTGATAATACCCTTTAAAATTAATTGTTTTTTAAGAATGTTATAAAAGAAGTGGTTGAATCTAGATCTAAGCCTGTCAATAAACTTTTGGAATTTAAGTTCATCTCGATTAATTTCTGTAGATCGCCCAAGCGAAAATTGAGATTCTTGTTCTAATCTATTAATTGGAACATTTAAAGACCTGTATAAGCGTTTTTGAAAATAAATAATATCATCAATTTGGCCAAGGTTTTCACCACCAGGTAATGTTGAAATCTCGGTACCACGCCCACCTTCTCTTCGAGGAAGCCAAAAATCTTCAAGCATTGACATATGTTTACGATCATCTTTAATCGCGCCTGTTGATGCGTCATAAACTAATTTATTACGGTACTTTGCCATAATGTTTTTCATATATTCTTCAGACTTACCTTTTGGCAAATTACCCACATCAATATAGAAAATACGGCGTTCCGGCGCTCTAGCAAGTCTATAAATGACTAGCGAGTCTTCCATCATACGCAATTGGTTAATTGGCTTTAATGCTTTATGTAAGTGTGAAACAACTCTTTTTCTGCGCTCATCTAATAAGCCAGAGGTAACATATGAAACAGAATCTGTTGTAAGTTTTACGCCTTGTGCCTGAGCACCAGGTTTTTCTTGGTAAATAAAGAACTCGTCAACGTTTTTAATAACTGAAACGCCTGATACTGGATCTTTTTCTTTTTTTACTTGTTTTACTTTACGAATCTTAGAAGCATCAATTGGTCTTATTTCTTGAATACCAGCTTTTGGATTTTTATCATCGATAACTAAATGGTGATACATTCTGCCATCAACATACCAACGCTTAAACATGTCATGGCCATGTTCGCTGAATTGAATCATTCCATAAACTTTATCGAATTCTTCTATGATTTGTTTTTTAATATTATCAGGTGCTTTTACTTTATCTAAAACTAAAGAAACATTTTGCTCTTCATTTGAAGAAGTAATAGATTCGTTAATAATATCTTCTACTGCTGCGTCAACCTCAGGGTGAGTAGCTACAGCTCTATATTGTAATATAAGTTGCTGGTCGTCTTTAGTTTTATCGTTGCCTTCAATATCAACGTACGTACCAAAATGTGCTCCAGCCGCAGTAATATAGCCAGCGCCGTCATCGTCCAATGGAGGAACGATTGAAGGCAACATGTCTTTGTTAACCTTTTTTCCGGCTCTTTTAATCTCAAAACCAAATAATGTTAAACTATTGTCTGCCATTTTGAATTCCTAAAATAAAGATGTAGGGCCTGTGAAGGCCCTACGATATTTTTATTTATACTACTATGAAGTAGTTGCTGCTTCCCAGTATTGTACTTGGAACTCAACAGTAAATCTTTCAATTTCATTTTCTGAAGCATAGCTTAGATCAATTGGAGAAATAGCTGTTGGAAACGCGCCACGGAAATTGTATGTTTTCAGTACGCTGCCATCTTTGTCAATTTGTTGAACAAACAGATCAGCTTCGTAATCAACAGGGTTGGTTAAACCAACATTTGCACTATGTGCATTTATACCGTTCATCCAACGTTCCATTGCGTTACGAACATTAAAATCTGTATCGTTAATAATTGTTGGAGTCCATACATCAAATGTACGATCTCCAGCTACTTTTAATTGACGCCCCCGGAAAGGAACGATAATTGTTCCCATTGTTGATCCTGGTAACTGAGCTGCTTCACACAAGAATGAAGTAAGCTCTACATCGCCACCAGCATATCCTGGAAATGTAATTGTAGATTTAAAGAGATTAGGGCGTGCGCCTCCACCTCTTAGTTTTGCTTTAAAATCATCAACACCTAGTACTGCCATTTTTTATCTCCTTATACCTGTAGCCCAGCGACTTCTTCAAAGTCCACACCGGTTCTAACAGCTACAAAGTTAAGAGTAATGTAGTTAATAGAACGTGCAGGTTTAATGAAAATGTTTGCAATAAATTCATTTCTATCGATTACAGCTGCTGTGTTATTTGTTTCATCACATACGACACGGAAGTCTGTAATACCTCTCCGTCCTTTTACTTCTCTTAAAAATGGCTCAACGATACTTACAAATTCTGCTCTTGTAAATTCATCGTTAAATTCGAACATTGTGTTTCTCGCCGCCAAAGCAATTGCTCTTTCCAAAACTAAAAACAGGCGACGTACGTTAATACGATCAAATGCTGATGGTCTATTCATATGAGTTTTATCACCAAATAGAAGCACGCCTTGTCCTGGCATATTAGCAATTGGATTAATACCTGCTTTATACAGCGTATCTCTTTGAGCTTTTGTTGGTGTGTATGCTAGGTTAGTTACACCTAGATAGTTACCACGTCTTGGGCCAGCTGGTGAGAACCAAGGTGCTGCATTTGCATCTGATGCTGCCATAATACCGGCTGTAGATGATGATGCAGGAATATGAATGTATTTGTCGTTATATTTATCATACACCTTTAACCAGTTATTATCAACAACTAGATAAGAGCTGTATGTATAATCATTAACATCAGCTACAGTAGCTGTAACAGGATCTGA